ACCAGGCATACCAGGATGAGGAGCTGCAGGCATACCAGGCATACCAGGCATACCAGGATGAGGAGCTGCAGGCATACCAGGCATACCCGGCATACCAGGCTGAGGAGCTGCAGGTATATTACCAATTGGTCTTAAATCTGTTAGTAAATTTATTTCTAATTCTTTACCACTATTTAACACTAAGAAGAAATTTTTGTAAATATTATCTTTGTTGCTAAAGTTGCCTGAAATTGATTTTTTTGCTATTTTAAAAGCATTATCTATTTCAAAATCATCAGAATCAAGTTGATCTTGCGTTACGATGGCTAATTTAAATTCTTCATCGCTTTCACATTGACAGTTAAACCTTAATTCAAAGTTTGTTTCATTTTCATTTAAATCAATTAATTGAGATTTCTTTGGTAATAATTTAATTAGTTTAACCTTGTCGCCACTATTAAGTTGTTTATCAGCTTCATTGTTACTTTGCTCCATTTTTTTGTTAATAACTTAATTCTTAAATAAATATAATTAAGTATATAATGAATTATATATAATAGGAGCTAGATAAAAATGCCAAATAATGAATTGTTGTACCCAATTTTTTTAGATTGCTGTAAACTAATTGATAATACTTTTTGGAAATATATTTTCGAAGATTTAGCATATGGAATTTCTCCATATGGAACTTATATAACAAAGGATTTTTTATGTTGTAATTATAAAAATAAAGAATTTAGTTATAAAATCGATAATTCTAAAGAGTCTAAAGAAATTTACGATGATATTAAAAGTCTTTTTGTAAATAAACTTGGGTTATTATCGCAGGAAGATAGAACTAGTTATAGAAATATTTTCAATAATTTAAACGAAACTGAAAATAACGAAACCTGGCAATCAATTAAAAAAAAAGGAATTAAAAGTATTTTAATAGAAAATTATGTTATTTCATGTAAAAATAAATATACATTGACAATAACACAAACAAAAAGTCTTTTGAGTTCAATTATACTAGGAACAATTTTTAAAACAATAACAAACGATGACATTGAATATTGCAAAGGAAAAATTAAAAATATAAAATGTTTAAAGTTTGCAAATAAGAAATTTTATGTTACAAAGAATTTATATGACTGTGACTCGATACCCATTTCAAATCTTCAAAATTTATTAGAAAAAAAGAAACTGAGTGATTTGTGGAACAAATACCTACTTTCGTTGTTTAAAATTTAAAATAAAAAATTTGCTTTTTTATTTAAAGATTTAGATATGTTTTTTTATTAAAACAATGACAAGTCCGAATCCTATGACAATTAACATTAAACAACTTGATGTTGATATGATTCCCCCTATAACTAGTAAAATGGCAAATGAAGAACATGGCGGATCCAAGATTGTTATTATAGGCAAGCCAGGTACTGGTAAAACTACCTTAATTACGTCTCTTTTATATGAAAAGAAGCATATATTCCCAATCGGATTGGCAATGAGCGGAACTGAAGATAGTAATGGGCATTACAAAAAGATTTTCCCTAGTTCATTTGTTTATGATGAATTGGATATTCCTGTAATAAATGAATTCGTTAAAAGACAGAAAATTGCCAAAAAACATTTATCAAACCCGTGGGCAATTTTACTATTAGATGATTGTACAGATGATCCAAAATTATTTTCCCAACCTTTGTTTCAAGGACTTTATAAAAATGGTCGGCACTGGAAAATGTGGTTTATTTTGTCTTTACAGTACTGTATGGATATAAAACCTGTAATAAGGACCAACGTAGATGGAACATTTATTCTTCGGGAACCAAGTTTGAAAAACCGGAAAGCGTTATGGGAAAATTATGGAAGTATTATTCCAGACTTTGATACTTTTTGCACGATTATGGATAAGATAACCGATGATTATACAGCATTATATATTCACAATGCAACACAGAGTAATTCTTTAAAAGAATGTGTATTTTATTACAAAGCCAGGCATGTTCCATCAAGTTGGAAACTAGGCTGTAATAATTTCTGGCAGCATCATGTTGATCGATTTAATGATAAATTCGTAGAATAGAAAAGTTAGTAAGACTTTTTATCCTTTCGGCAAAATTCACATAATTTTTCTACCCCAAACATTTTAATATTTTCGGTGCATTTTCCACAGTAATTACAAGTCAATCTATCATTATTAACAATTCTTATTAGCGAACGTTTTTTTCTATAACCTTTAATGGGAAATGTACATCCTTTGGACTTTTCCAATTTTTCTTTTTTTGTGGTTGGTTTACAAGAGGCTCGGAAATTTTCATAAAATTTACAAAATTCTTTGAAACTTGGAATATCGCATTTTGGAATTCCCAATTTTTTATTAACTAAATTATGAAAGTTATAAAGCCATCGAACAAGATCCCTCCGTGAATTTAGATAAGGTTCGATTGGATTTTGTTCTAAAAAAATAGTAGAACTTTCTCTACATAAATTACATGGTAAAACATAAACTAAGGAATTGAAAAAAGTTTTCATATTTTTTTTCCGATTAATATGATCTTTATTATTTTCATCAATTTGTTCCGGATAACCGAATGTTACCGAATGTAAAAAGATCCAACTAGTTGGACCCCATACTTTTGTCATCATTCCTTCTGATTTTGTTGGCATGTTTCCTAAATTTATAATTATACTAAACAAAATTATAAATTTAATTTTGTTTAGTATAATTATAAAATGTCAAACTTTCTAAAAAAATCTTCTCAAATGAAAAATCTGGATTCCGTTCACGCTTATGCAGTCGCGGATGAAATTTATGGAATTGAGAACAAACAACAATGGCCCGGATCAAATTATAATAATCTATTAAAATATCGAGATCTTTGTTTTGACGCACTTGCTGGTTTTGTTGACCCCAATGATGTTGAAAATTTTCGAAATAGTCCAGGTGGAAAAATGTGCTATAATGCAAATCTTCAGCAAATGATTAACTCTGGAAAAACAAAAATAACAAATTTCAGATATCCCTTAACCCAAAACCGCCCTCAATTGTTTAAAAATGCATATTTGGAAACTGGAGATATACAAAAAGCAAAACATTTATGCCACATGCGCGTTAATGATGTTTCAGCCACCGACGAGGAAGCATTCGCAAATTCGAACTACTGTGATATGGATGCACGTACAATGGAACTCACATTACAAAATGAGGAACCAAGAATGCCAACAAAACATATGAAAATGTTTGAAAATAAACCTGTTTATCCAGATTTGTGGAAACGGGACGAAGCACATGCAAAACGGCACGAACAGGTGATTAAAGAAGATTATACGGATGACAATGGTAATGGTTGTTCATGTTAGAATAACTGGGGTTTTTGGATCACTTTAGGAATTGTTATACTTGCCTTAATGTTGATGATTGTTATTATGACTTGTAAAAGAAAAAGGAAAAAATTAAAAAGAAAATAAAATTTATGTTCATTTAAATAAAAATGAAGAAAAAGTTTAATTTGATATCCAATCTACTAGCAACTTTTATTTTGATTTCTTGTCTTCTAGGATTAACCGCATTTATTTTACATTTTGTGGATAAACCCAAATCGGAAAATTTCGAAGTAGATGGTGATTCCGCCTGTTCACCATGTACCCCCGGCACTTACAATGATGGAACATCTTTACAATGTCAAAAATGTACTAATACTCCATGTGATCCAACAACAGGAAATTGCTCAAAAGGAAGTCCAGGAGAAAAAGGAGAATGTGTTTGCCCCGCAGGTAGCGGTGTTCCCGCGAGTAAATAAAAATCTTTTTAAATAAATTATTCTTTTATAAATATGACAATTTATAAAAAATTAGATAGCAAGATTTTTGCTATTAAAAGTTCTTACGTGGATCAAATTAAAGGGCTTAAAAAAGCAGTCGAAGGCAATCTTAATACATCATTTTGCAGAAAAGGATTAATTGGAAAAAAACACGCCAAATCTCACAACGAACTAGTATTTAGCGAACAAGGAATTGATTACACCATTATAACAACATCGAAGAACGTCCCTGTAAGATTCGATACGTTAAAAAGGACTTTTGATTTTACAAAGAATATTTTAATTTTATCATTTGATTTAGAAATTAAAATGGATGAAAATGAGATCACAACCTGGATTTACAATGTTTGTAAAAATATTGCGGCGGTAACTAATAAAGGTGGGTTTGTTAAAATGTTTAAAGCACTTCGAAGCAAAGAATATGAGTTAATTTCATGTTTCGGGAATATTTCTTATAAATTACAATTACTAACAAGTAATCCAAATTTTGAAAAAGTTTTAAAAGTTTATGAAACCGCTGGTTTTAAAATAACAAATTTCGATTTTGATTTTAATTCTTTTCCCCCACGTAAATTTTTAGTTATGAAATGCGATAATTAACAACCAGTGAGCCATTTACAATCATCATAAGTTATTTGAGATGAAACAATAGTTAACAACATTTTTTTCAGATTTGCTGATTGGAATATATTTTCATTTCCATCAATAATTGTTCCCCCCTGTCTATTTAACCAACCCTCGTGAAGATCATGTAATTTTTGGAGATATTCCTTTGAAATACTACTTTCTTCATCCCTTTTCCGTTTTTGGTGAATTCGATTAAAACAAGTTTCAACATCCGTTTTTAAATATACATGAGTTACTGTATCATTAAATCGTTCCCATAGATACGACCTCATTGCTTCATACACATTCATCTCAATTTCATTCATTAACCCTTCATTTAAACAGTTTTGGGCAAAAACATACTTATCTGAAAAAACTGATCTTTCAATAAAAATAAATTTTTTCGTTGGATCAATTTGATCAAGAGTTTTCATTCTTGTAGCTAACGCATAGGTTTGAAAAATAGCCGCAAATTTTTTCATATCACTATAAAAATAATCTAGAATATTTTTCCCTTCTGAATCCACACTCGATACCCAAGTATCAATTGGTTCATAAATCACTTGAATATTTTCTTTTCGAAGATTTTCAATCTGTCTTAAAAAAGTTGTTTTTCCACTTCCAATATTTCCCTCAATTGCAAAAATATACATGTAAGTAAACTTTTAAAAAGTTTAATTACATGAAAAAAATTAAATTCAATTTTTGATTTTTTATCATTTGGTTTTTATTAATACATCTTCCTCTTCATCCGACGAAATATAAATTTCTCGTTTTTCGATTTTTTTCGAACTTTTTAGTTTAGATAAACGACTTCCATCCCCAGAAGAACTCTTGGATTTTAATTCCTTGGATTTTAATTCCTTGGATTTTAATTCCTTGGATTTTTTTTTGGATTTTAACTCTTTCGATTTCCTTTGAGCATCCTCTTCGCCTATTTCCTCAATCATTTGTCTACTCGTCTTTTCG